AGGGTGCCCAACGCAGTGCATGACACCCCTATCTTAAAAGATAGGAAATCCAATACCAAAGGAGCTGTACAGCCTTTTGTCTCCCCCAAAGACACGTACACGGACCACTACCGAAAATTTCGGCAAGGGTACCGTATCTACTACAGAACGATACATAGCAGGACCCAATAAGGGTCTTGTTGTGAAATCGAGTAGTAGCGCGTCCTGGGGTAGTCTAAAAGGGACACAGACAACTGTGTCGGAGGGACATCCCTTCAAGAGTCGCCGTACCGGCGACCCTGGGGATGTGGGCGGTGAGTTTTACACAACACGTCAGTATGTCCACCAGAAACCTGGTAGGACACAGCTGCACGTCGAGTGGAATAACCCACCGTACTCCGTAGTGACCGACGTTTACGACGGTCCCACGGCCCCGGTTGACCCCGTAACATTGTCCTATCCTCCTACTTTGGAGAGTTCCACTTCGGTTCTCAACAAAGCAGGTGCGATGGCAATTGCACGGTGTAAACCGACCAACTCAGTGGCAGACGCCTCAGTCTTTCTGGGCGAACTTCTAAAGGACGGTCTCCCCGCCTTGGCGGGGCACCGTACTTGGAAGGCGAGAACTCGCCGGGCTCAAGAAGCCGCAGGTGAGTATCTCAACGTCCAGTTTGGCTGGCGACCTCTCGTAAATGACGTAAGGAATTTCTCTTACGCCGTTACGCACGCACATAACGTACTGTCTCAGTACGAGCGTGATAACGGGAAGGTCGTTCGGCGTACCTACCGCTTCCCTGTACAACGCAGCGTCTCCGAAACAGTTTGGAAGACTAACGCCAGGCTAGTAATGCAGCCTGACGCGTCTTCTTTCTATTCCGGAGTACCTGCAGGGACCGTGATTCGCACCCGTGAGACGGTGCGCAATCAGTGGTTCTCTGGAGCGTTTACTTACCATATGCCGACGGGCAGCGATGCTCGTTCGGCTTTGGGAAGGCACGCTTTGGAGGCCAAGAAACTTCTTGGCATATCACTGACGCCAGATACTCTCTGGAATCTCGCTCCCTGGAGTTGGACTGTCGACTGGTTTTCTAATGCTGGAGATGTTATCTCCAACCTTAGTGACTGGGCAACCGATGGTCTGGTTATGCGGTATGGCTATATGATGGAACATACCATCGTAAAAGATAGCTACCGTCTGGTCTATAGTAGTGGCGTTGCCCCTACTAAGACAGATGCGCCTCTCGTTTTGGTCACTGAGACCAAAATGAGAAAGCGTGCTAACCCCTTTGGTTTCGGCCTTACTTGGAACGGACTTAGTACCGTCCAACTGGCCATCCTGGGGGCTCTCGGAATTTCCCGGAGTCTCTAGGCAGTCATAAACTGCTGTTAAAACACCAGGTCTCCCCTGAAAGGGAGACAGAGAAGGAGCACGCCTATGGCGTTTTCAGACCCTCAGTCCATCACTATCTCGGCAGTCACTACGCCGTTGCCCCGTACGAGTACGGGTACCAACGGAAGTGAATACACGAGTGCGGATGGCCTGATTAAGCTCGCCGCAAACTCCACCTACGGGCGGAGGACGCGACGTGTGCTTCGGGTTGACCATTCGAAGATCACCTCGGATCCGTTTATCCCGGCGCAGAACACGAAGGTTTCGATGTCAAACTACATCGTCTTCGACGTGCCTGTTGTCGGGTACACGAATGCCGAGGCTCTGGCAGTGTACACGGGCTTTAAGGCCGCGTTCACCGCTAGTTCCGATGCGCTCATCTCCAAGTTGCTTGGTGGTGAGTCGTAAAGGAACGTGATCATCGGAGTGAGGATCGGCTCGCAAGGCTCTTTTTCGGAACGGTACTTCTTGTACTCGTTTCGGGTTGGAGTTTCTTGCTTGGGATCCTAGTCATTTGGCTAGACGATACGGATTTAACACTCCGTTTCGCTCGAGTCCTCGATAGGTATTTAGTACTTATCGCGCACTCTTTTTAGCCGAACTGATCGACAGTCATAGGCTAGGACTAAGCTACCTCTATTAGGAGGGCTTATGAAAAGCCTATTGCTGCTCTGG